GGAGCCAAAGCAGAAGACGACTACTGGGAAGCCGGTCGTAGACGAAGTTATTCTGACCGAGATTGGATCGGAGATTTCTACTCAGTTTGCGAGATGTTTGACGGTAACGAAAATGCTTGGGATGCTGTCGAACGGCACGAACGGTTGGCTGAAGCTTGTTACGAATGAAGGAAGAATCCATCACCACTGCTCAGTCGCAACTTCCACGCATAGATGTGCCCATAGGTCGCCAAATCTTGCACAAGTGCCAAGCGACAAAAGATTTAGAGAACTTTTTATCCCAAGTCCAGGTCTCACTATGGTCGGCGCTGATCTTAGTGGGATTGAGCTTCGGATGTTATCTCACTATCTTGCGCGATTCGACGGTGGAAGATATGCCGAGATCCTCCTTAATGGAGATATTCATCAGGTAAATGCGGACAAGATTGGGATTAGCCGTAAGCAGGTTAAGACCGTCACTTACGCGTTTCTCTATGGTGCAGGTGACGAAAAAATTGGTCATTCATTCGACCCGCAACTATCATCGGCCAATGCCAAGCGAAAGGGAAAAGAGATCCGTAGCGCATATGTTTCTGCGGTTGACGGGCTTGGTGATCTCATTGCCGCTGTTAATAAAGCTGCGGACAGAGGGTTCATCAAGTCTATCGACGGTAGAAAAATTGCGCTTGATTCACCTCACAAATCCCTGAACTACCTACTCCAGTCGGGAGCCGGTGTAGTCGCGAAGAGGTGGTTGCTTATCAACCAAGAACACATAAAAGAGTTGCAATTGTGCTGCTCTCAACTTGCGTTCGTACATGACGAACTTCAATTTGAAGTAGATCCACAACATGCAAAAGACCTTTGTTCATCCTTGGTACTTGCAGCTACAGAAGCTGGAGAGTACTACAACATCCGCTGCAGGATTGATGCAGAAGCCACCATTGGAAACAACTGGAGTCAAACCCACTAATGCTCTACGGAAAAAAGAACAAGACTGAAATTAAGTCCACTAAAAAAACTACTCGCCAAGGTCAAGGCCGTCTTTCTAAGCCTAAAGGTGACAGGAAGATGAGTCGAGGCCAAGGTAAATGACAAAACTATTAATTGACGCTGACTATATCGTCTACAAAGCTTGTGCTGCTGCGGAGTACGACATTGATTGGGGCGATGATGTAATCATGGTTGGTAGTAAGTTCTCAGAAGCTTTCTCCAACACTAAACGGGAGATCGACAAGATTGAATCCCAATTTATGGATCCTGAAGTGATCCTCTTCTTCTCTGATTCAGTCAACTTCCGCAAGCAAGTTGATCCTGCATATAAGGGACACCGTAATCGTAAGAAGCCCTGTGGATACAAAAGAGTAATCTACAAACTACACGATGACTACAAAGTCATTCGTATGCCGACGCTGGAAGCAGATGACGCCATGGGCGTGTATGCAACTTCGAATGAAGACTGCATTATCTGCTCACCGGATAAGGATATGAAACAAATACCAGGAACTCTCTACAACATGGATGAGACGTTCACAATAGACAAACAGTCTGGCTGGGAATGGTTTCTTATTCAAACACTATCTGGTGACCAAACAGATGGCTATTCAGGTGCTCCTGGGTTCGGCATAAAAACTAGCCAAAAATTTTTCGCAGAATACGGGTACACCTGGAATTCTGTAGTGAGAGCGTTTCAGTCGAAAAATCTGACTGAGGCTGATGCTTTGAAGAATGCACGGCTAGCAAAGATCCTCACTGCAGATGACTATGACAATGGACCCATCTTATGGACTCCCACCAATGCCGAATCTTGTCCTGACAATGGAGCAGGAATTCAAGATGAGGAGGATGAAGGATCTCCTGGACAAGTGTCCGAAGGAGGAACTCATTCCTTTATTTCTTGAGTTGCAACGAACCAATTTTATTCTTACTAACAACATAGGCGAACTACTTAAAGCATGGAATCTCCCTCCCATTACACCCGAGGCTCAGTAGAGGTTTGGGATTTCATTCGTGATCAACAACTAAATTATCATCTCGGTAATGCTATTAAATATATTTGCAGAGCCGGTTTCAAAAGTAATAACACAAAGACTGAAGACCTTAAAAAGGCTATCCACTACCTTAAAAATGAACTCGAACACACAACATTGCAAAGCTCAATCTCTTTCGGACCAAGCGATTTACTTTCGTTCAGCGTATGGGATCCAGAACAGTCCGGAGAACCGGACTATGCAACTGGGTTTGATCGTTGAAGAGTTTGAAGAGTTCAAAGCAGCGGTAGCCAATGAGCCTTACGAAAATGAACTGAAAGAGTTGGCAGACTTGGTCTATGTCTGCTTTCAGTATGCAGAAAATATGGAATGGGATCTAGAAGAAGCACTTGATCGTGTCCATAAATCAAACATGTCCAAGCTTGGTTTGGACGGTAAACCAATTCGCCGTGCTGACGGCAAGGTCTTGAAAGGACCTAACTACTCCCCCCCTGAATTGAAAGATCTGATCAATGGCTGAACTAATTTCTAGAACTGGACGAGTGCAATCGTGGATTGATGATCCCGATGGCCGTCTCCCTGTGTCGTGCACAGTATTTGTAGTAGATGACTCGATGGAAGGACCCGAGGGTATTGAAGCCTCGTGGCGATTCGCCTCACATGCCCTCAGAAATGGAGCAGGTTGTGCAATCCACCTCTCCAACCTCCGACCCAAAGGACACGATAATGGCAAAGGGCTACTTGCCAGTGGTCCTGTCTCGTTCGGGAAAATCTATTCTACTTTAAATGAAATCCTCCGACGAGGCGGTAAGTACAAGAATGGGGCTATCGTTCTACATCTTGATGCTAATCACACTGACATTGATGAGTTCATCACCACTCCACGAGAGCAACTGCCGTGGGTCAAGCGATGTGTCAACATCACTGACCAATGGTGGCAAGAGATGGATGTCATCACTCGTCAGAAACTAATCAAAGGAATCAAAGCTGGTGATATCTGGCTGAATAAAGTTAAGTACCATGGACAACAACGTATACGCGGAAACGTATGTCTTGAGGTGTACCTCCCATCCAGGGGCACCTGTCTGCTACAGCACGTTAATCTTGGAGCTTGCACCTTCGAACAAATTCCTACTGCTTACGCTCAAGGGATGCAAGAGCTTTGTCAGCTCCATGCAAAAACTGGTGTGGGAGAGACTGGAGAATACCTCAGTTCAGAAGTCGATCGACAAGTTGGACTTGGAGTGTTGGGCCTCGCAAATCTCCTGCGACGTTACGGTGTCACGTACGAACAGTTTGGACGAGCACTATCTCAATTCAACTCAGGAGTAGAGAAAGCTACGGTTGCATACACGTTGGTCAAGAAGATCAACGAAGGTATCCAGGAAGCCTCTGCAGTTGCTCGCCGTAACGGTATGGTCCGAGCCTTTGCAATCGCTCCTACAGCGTCTTGTAGCTACCGCTCACAGGATGCTGACGGGTTCACTTGTGCTCCTGAAATTGCACCACCTATTGCACGGACAGTGGACCGTGATTCTGGCACCTTTGGTGTTGAAACTTATGACTACGGAGATGTAGAGATTGCATCTGATGTTGGCTGGGAAAACTATCGACGTGTGGCTGATGGCCTCATGGAACTCTATACACGTAGTGGACTTCTTCACGGTTACTCATTCAACTGGTGGTCAGACTTGGCTGTCATGGATGACAACTTTATTGAAGAGTGGCTTAGGTCTCCACAAACATCTCTTTATTACTCTCTTCAAGTGATGGGTGATGTTCAGGATAAATCAAACGCCTATGCCGCATTGGACGAGGAAGATGTTAATGATTATCTGAACAGCCTGCTTGAGGACACACCAGAACCTCAATGTGATTGTGCAGAATGAACCCTTATCAGAAACTAATGGCGCGGAAGCGCAAATGGACACCAGTGAAACCTGTCGCTGGTTTATGCAAAGAAGGCGCGGAGGAGACAATCCACCGTGCTCTTGCATTGCGACATATGGAACTACCTGTGGGAGATTTTATCAAAGATGCTCTCGCCACTGAAGTTCCGTCTCTATCGCGAGAGCTTCTGCTCTCCAACGTTACAGATGAGGAGAACCACGACCTCGCTCTTGGTTATATCGCCGATGCTTACGGCATTGATGAAGCGGCTGAAAAAGAAGCCATGGCTCTCCGAAATGCATGGACGCAGCATCCAGATCATACGGTCCTCAAAGCAATGGTTGCCGAGCGTGC